ATGTCAGTAACGATTGAGCAAATGCACCGATGGACCATGGCTGTGCTTTTTCGAGTCGTGAATGAGAGAAACCCGCAGTTCTCGGCCCTATACCACCCAATTTCGGCAGAAGCCGAGAAAGAAGGTGTTCCTATCTCAGTCGGTTCGGGCTATGGCTTCACACATCAAGGGGCGAACGAGGTGTTCCTAACCGTAATGCACCAATTAGTCGTCGCAGGGATCGTCGTGCCTGGTTCGCATCCCGGGCAGCCAAACTTTCCGTTCTTTCGTGTCTCAGAGTATGGCAAGCAGGTCATTGAAACCGGTGAGTTTCTGCCTTACGATCCTGGAGGCTATTTTGTTCGACTCAAAAATAAAGTGCCGAATCCTGATAAGCTTGTCCTTCGGTATTTGGCGGAAAGTCTCACTTGTTTGGGCACGGGGTGCTACTTGGCATGTGCCGTAACGCTAGGTTGCGCCGCAGAGCAAGTATTCAACATTCTCGCGGCTGGGCTGCACAATTCAATCAATGATCAATCCCGACGAGATCAGTTTCGTAAACGCAGTATCGAACAGTGGGCACTGAAGAAACGAACGGATTCCTTTAGAGACGAAATGGATCGAGTCATACAACTCGCCTCATTTCCTAATGACCTTAAGGAAGACCTGGGCATTCAGTTGGACGGCATTTTTTCTATTATCCGGCGTGCCCGAAACGATGCGGGGCATCCGACGGGCAAGGAGATTTCGCGCGAAGACGCGTATGCTCATTTGCTTGTATTTCCCAGTTACTATGAAACCGCCTCGCGGCTCATGGCGTATTTCCAGGTTAATCGGGTTTGACCCACGCGATGGTACAGCAGGCAATGGACGAGTCAGCATTAAGTGCATGGCAGCAGGCATTCTGGCAGTCTATAGAAAAGGGAAGTGATGCGGAGACGCTTCAACATGCCGCCCAGCAAGGTCGCTTAAACGTATGGACTCACTCCTTAACGACAGCCGTTGTGAGGACGTGTACGGGCTTGGGATAGACATGCGCAGCCCGCGGACACAAGGACAGCAGACTTCCTGTGCTTCGAAGCGAGTACTTGTCCCTTGACGTGACTGCATTTGGACTTAGCATTGGGCGCTGGCCATTTCCTGTGGCCGTGTTCGAATTAGAGAATAGCCGACACGATGATCAGATCGCATACTCGATGTGGACGGTCGTGACTGTACGGGCGCATCTCCGGATAGTATTCTGTTACCGAAGTAAGGCAGAATTGGGCGTACGACTCGTCCGTTATCTGGAAGACACCGTCATTGAGCCCCAGAATGTTAGCAAGCGGACCGGACTCGGCGGCGAAACCTTCGTCGTTGTTGGAGGGAGGGACGAAGCAAGCACATTTCCTTACGGGTTCTTCAAGCGGTGGAAACTCGACCTGAACACGGGGTGATTTCTTCGTTCTTAGACTTTCGCTGGAATGTGCTTCGCTAAAGTCCTCGGTATCGTATTCGGCGTGGCATTTTAGGATTGAGACTTGAGGGGGAAATGATTAAATGGTTCGGATTACGATTGTGCCTCAAGCTGGAGTGAACTTGTATGGCATGTTGCTGAAAAAGGAACTCGAACTCCGACGCAATAAGAAAGGTACGCTCCATTCCGCAGGGAAGTATTCTGATGGTTCGATTAAATGGTTTCATACCAGCTATAACGGCCGGATTCGATTTCAGAAAGCCGCGGGGAAGATCGTAGTGGCCACTGTTATCAGTAAGAGTCTCAACGATGAATGGCAGATTCTGCAATCGTTCGTCGGTTTCATCTATCGACATTTCAAACAGTATGTTTCTAGCATGTCGCTCCATTTTAGCGACGAAGTAGATGAGGAATGATGAAAGGCCGCGGGCCCATCAAAGCGAAGTGGAGAGTGTGAATGCCTTTACAGCCTTGGTACAAAGTTGTTACTCCGCGTGAGGATTTGCGGGATGACCGTCCCCTTGATGCCTCCGAGTTTGCAGTGCATTTAGATGCCGTGCGAAATAATGAGGGTCCAGACGTCTATCGTGTACCGAAGGAGTTCTTTCAGCGGACATTCCTGACAAAGAACCTACTGACATTGGCTTCTGAGACAGTACGGCGACTGAATGGTGAGATCACCGAGACATCCGCTGTCTTCAACATGGCCACGCAGTTCGGCGGTGGCAAAACGCACTCACTGACACTCCTCTACCACCTTGCCGCCCATGGCCCAGCGTCACACAAATGGCCAGGCGTTCAGCAAATTCTCGACACGGGTCACATGCGCACAGTGCCCAAGGCGCACACCGCGGTCTTCGTAGGCACGGAATTCGACGCAGTACGGGGCCGTGGCGGGGACGACGGTACACCATTGCGCAATACGCCTTGGGGTGAGATCGCGTATCAGCTTGGACGGGAAAAGGGATTCGCTGCCGTTGAGAAACATGACGCGGAAGGAATTGCCCCGGGCGGTGATGTAATTCGCGAAATGCTTCCACGCAATGAACCTTGCCTAATTCTTATGGACGAGTTGATGAACTTCATCAGTCGATATCGAAAGCGCGGTATGGCAACCCAGCTCTATAATTTCCTACACAACCTATCCGAGACCGTGCGCGGACGAAATAATGTGGTGCTTGTCGTTTCGATCCCGGCATCGCTGCTTGAGATGAGCCCCGATGACCAGGAGGACTTTGAGCGCTATAAAAAAGTGTTGGACCGGCTTGGAAAGCCCATCCTCATGGCGGAGGAGACGGAAACTGCGGAAATAATTCGCCGCAGGCTGTTCGAATGGGACCACGAGGCACTTGGGTCAAGCGGAAGGGTCAACTTATCGCGGGGAGCGTTGGATATCTGCCGCGCGTATGCGGACTGGGTGGTCGAGCATCGGCAGCAGGTGCCGGGATGGTTTCCAGTCGATCAGGCATTCGAGGTGTTCAAGACTTCGTACCCGTTCCATCCATTGACCTTGTCTGTATTCGAACGGAAGTGGCAGACGTTGCCGCGGTTTCAAAAAACGCGCGGCGTGCTAAGAATGCTGGCCCTGTGGGTGGCCCGGGCGTATCAGGATGGGTACAAGGGAGCACACCGAGACTTGGTGATCGGGCCGGGTACGGCGCCCTTGGACGATTCGATGTTTCGGTCGGTTATATTCGAACAGTTAGGCGGTCCGGACCTCGAGCCCGCCATTACCGCAGACATTTGTGGCCGGGTCGACTCGCATGCGGTGCGGCTCGACGAAGAGGCGGTGGATGCAATTAAGAAAAGTCGACTGCATCGGAAGGCTGCGACTTCTATACTGTTCGAGTCCAACGGCGGTATGTCTTCGGACGTGGACGCGACGATCCCCGAGGTACGCCTTGCTTTGGGTGAACCAAGCATGGACACCGGAAATGTTGATACAGTGCTCGATGCCTTGGGTTCGACGTGCTACTACCTGACCATTAACCGCAACCGATTCCGATTCAGTCTACGTGCAAACCTGAACAAGATGTTGGCGGATCGGCGCGCCAATGTGGACCCAAAGCGGATTGCTGAAACGGTTCGATCCGAAGTGCAGAGGGCTTTCGCGAATAATGATCCATCAATAGGCGGGGGTATCGAGCGGCGTTTTTTTCCGGACAAAAGCAACGATATCCCAAACAAGCCGGTTCTAACTTTGGCTGTTCTTGCCCCTGAAATGTCTATGTCCGAGAAGGTCGCCACGCTTGCGCAAATAGACTTGATGACTAAGGAATGCGGTTCGTCTGGGCGAACCTACAAATCCGCTATCGTCTGGTGCATTCCGGACGACATAGCTGGCCTGACTGCTGAGGCACGAAACCTTCTTGCATGGGAAGAAATTAGGGACGACGAAACAAGCAATCTGGATGTTCAACAGGTGGAGTTACTAGGCGGGTCGATTAAGCGTGCACGCAGGGACTTAGGCGAGGCGGTATGGAGAACTTATCGCTTCATTGCACTTTTGGATAAAGACAACTCTATCCGTGTTTCCGATTTAGGGCTGGTCAATTCGAGTATGGCGCAATCACTCACAGGGTTGATAATCCAGCAATTGAAGAAAGATGGAGAACTGGAAACGTCACTGAGCCCGAATTTCGTTGCGCGGCATTGGCCCGCGCAGTCGGAGTGGAGTACGAAAGGTTTGCGTGACGCATGCTTTGCATCACCAAAGTTCCCTCGACTGTTGAACGGCGAACAGGCCGTGCGGGAAATGCTCGTTCGCGGAGTGCAAGCTGGTAGTTTAGCGTACGTTGGCAGGAGTCTCGATGGCCGGTACGACCCATTTCACTTCGGTGATTCTTTATCTGAGCAGGACATAGAGATTTCGGATGAGATGTATGTCATTCGCAAGGATGTTGCGGAGGCTTATGTACGTGGTGAAATGGCAAAGGCGTATCCTACTGCATCCTCAAACGTGACGCCGACGCCGTTGCCAGGAACAACACAAGGCACGATAACACCCTCCGGTCAAGTGCCAGAACAAACGGACTTGCCGACCGTGCCTGGTATGCGCACCGGATTAAAGACTTTACGTTGGCGAGGTCAGGTTCCGGCTCAAAAGTGGATGAATTTTTATACCAAGGTGCTTTCGAAACACGCATCCTCAGGCGCTCTGGAAATCAATCTCGATGTCGCAATCTCACCCACGGACGGCGTGTCGCAACCCCAAGTCGACGAAATAAGGGTCGCCTTGCGGGAGTTGGGACTGAAAGACACCGTAGATTCAGATTGAGATGACAAGTTTGCGATTCGGCAAGACACTCAACAAAGTGCTACCTTCTATACTTTCGTTGCCATATCTCAAACTCGTTTTCTCCCTTCGTATTGTTCAGCGGCAGTTGGATTCTTGCTCGTGCGGCTGGAGTAAGGCCGAATTCCTGCTCCAGCCTTAGGAGGGCGACGGCAAGTTTGTTTGCGATGGACACTTGCGGGAACTGCTGGATGCACCGCACGTCGCCGTTTTTGTCTTTTAGTGGATATACCGTGCCGCGCTTGGCGATGAAGTCTTCGACTTCTCGCCATTGCACGAACATCTGGCAGTACCGAGCCAAGGGATACACATCTACTTTGGCCAAGACGTTGAGGTCCTCCAACTGAGGAATAAGTTGCTCCCAGACTACTTTGGCAGCATCAGAAATCCAGTCCGGACAGGGCGGGGCCCCTCTTTCGGGTTTGGGCTCTACCTTGTCGCGTGCCTTTCCCCGCCAACTTCCGCGCAGTTTCAAAATCTGTGTTGGCGTTCTCACCGGACCTCTTTTACCCATGGGTACCCCCCTAATAGCAAAACCGGGGAACGCACGCAGATGCGGTACAACGCGACGGTCATTGGCTCGCGTAAACCTTCGCCCCCCTTACCCGGTCTCGCCTGGTCATTTGGACCGGTTTCCATACAGTATCTGTAGCTTGCGCTGCACGATCGGATCGGAAGAGACACGCTTCGTCACAACAATTCCCGAGCGACTCGACGGACTGAACCCGAACTGTTGCGCGAACCGCATCATCGCTAGCAGCGCCTTGTTTTTGATGGACACATATGGACTTGGAATTAGTTGCGGCCCCTGTTTAACGATCTTGCCATATTTCGCCAACTGCCGTTCCGCGTCCTGGAAGTCTGCCCACGCGACGCAATACCCCACGAGCATGGCGCGATCTGCTGCGGTTAGCAGTCCGCGCTCGGTGAGCATCGGCGCTACGCGCTCCCACTCTGCTTGCGCTTCTTCACTAAGGAAGTCTGGACAGCTTACTGATTCCGTTGGATATTCTGGTTCGTTAAGGTTCAATAGACGTCGCCCCGGATTTCCTTGAGCCAACTTCAGTAGCGTGGGTTTCGGTGCCGGACCGCGCTTACCCATATCCTATTCCTCCCGCCTAGGCGAAAGACCAAGATCTTTCAACCGCTGCAACGTTACTGCAACATATTTCGGGTCAAGTTCGATGCCATAGCACACCCGCGCCATTTGCTCGGCTGCCAACATCGTCGTGCCCGACCCGCAGAATGGTTCATAAACCAGTGCTCCCTTCTTCGTGCTGATCCGCATCGCACGCGCATACAGCTCAACCGGCTTCATCGTTGGATGCTCACGGCTCGCCTTGGGCCTCGGGATTTCCCAAACGGTGTCCTGCGTCCGGTCAGGCGGGGGGCGATGCTTCCCTTCCTTCCAGCCATAGAACAAGACTTCATGCCTATAGTGAAAGTCGCTGTGCCCCATCACAAAAACGTCCTTAACCCATACAAGGGTTTGCCGCCATACGCCCAGGTCGCGCAACACTGTGGCAAACGCGTAAAACTGCGGACCTGCGGGCGCGGCGATGTACCAAACCGCACCGGACTTGGATATTTCGTGTGCGTTGCCGAGTGACGCCCTTAGGAGAGGCTCCAGCCCGCTCGCGCCATCGTTCTGAATTCGTAGAGCGTCCTTAGTCTTGCCTTCATAGCTCACGCCGTAAGGGGGGTCGGATGCGACCATATCAGCGAGTTGCCCCGCCATCAAAGCAGACACGGCCGCCGAGTCGCGGCTGTCCCCGCACAGAAGGCGATGGGTGGTGTCTTTACCCGATGCGCTGGGAATGAGCCACACCTGGCCCAACGCCGTGCCCCACTCGGCTTGCAATCCTTCGGCACGGGCCAATTGTGGTTCGGGGCCTTCATCAACCTCCTCGATCTCGAAGGAGATTCCCGCGTCTTTCGCAAGACGGTCGAACATGGCGTCGAGGGATTCACCCAAATCCGGCAAGCCAGCCAGAAGGTCTTTTAATGCATCGGCGTTGGAATCTGCCATCGCCGCGAGCGGATCTAGGGATGCCAACAGGATGTCCGCCTCCACCTCGTCCACATCCACCACCAGAACAGGCACCAGTGTTTCCGGCGTCGTCTCCGCACGAAGATGCCCGTCGATAAGCAGTAACGTGCCATCGTCCAACTCCCGCGCCAGTAGTGCATCGGCATAGCCAATCTCCGCGAGCACACCCCTGAGGGCGTCCTGCTGCTTCTTCGGGTGCGTGCGCCAGTTCTTCGGGTTAGGCGCGAGGTCGCCTGCACGTACCCGGCGCAACTCGCGAACCCGATCACGTATCTGCATCGATTACTCCTACTGTCCGAGGTCGTAAGACCCCCCTGTTAAAAATCTGCGCATGTAGCGAGAACCTTTACGGCGCGGTACCTAGGGGTGCAGGCTTTCAGAAATAACCCCCTACGGGGTATCTCAGCCCGCGCTCTTTCGTGGTGAAAGTGGTTAAAGTGGTGATTTCCGTAACACCTTTCTCTTTTCTCTTCTTTCATTAATTAATTCCAATCCTCACGCGAAGGGTTGTGAAGAATTCGCCACTTTCACCACGTTCACCACAGCCTCGTCACCAGCAATCCGGAATGTGACACCTTTGTTGGTAGGTTTGTCCTCGGTTAGGCGAATGAGCTGCCGGTGTTCACGGAGCACGTTGGCTATGCGCTTGCTGCCGCCTAAATGCTCAAAGGTGTATCCAGCACCAACCAAAGTGTGCAGGATGTCCATGGTTGTACCGCTCATGGGCTTACCATGTTCGAGAATGGCGGCAATTAACGGGTGTAAATCCGCCACTGCCACGCGTGCAGCCTTATAGGCAAGCCGGAGCGATTCGTCGCCACGAAGTGGATCGAGCGTTTCCACAAGCCGTGCGAAGCTCTGAAAACGACCCCGAGCCGAAACTTCCTGCGATTGCGACAATATCGTCACGGCCTGCTGGGCTATCCACGTAAGGACACCCGAACGATGTCGCGTTAATTCGTGGACCAACAACCTGTCGTCTGCACGTTCCTCATCCTTTCGTTCTCCGAAGAAGATGGGTAGCACGCGCTCTTGGATGTCCGCGCGGGCGGCGAATTGTGGTGTGCGTGAAGTAATGCAAACGGCGGCGGTCAGCGGGCGCGTGAACTTATCGGCGTTGCTGTACAATTTCCTGAACTCGATATTGCCACCAGTAACCGTCGCGGCCAGTAAATCCGGTAACCAAGGTTCCGGCTCGGTATCGAGGTTATCGAAGCACGTGAAGGGTGTGGTCGCCAAGACAACTTGCGCGTCTCGCAATGTGTCGGGGAGCGTCTGCACATCCGCGTCAATTCCGCGTGCAATGAGAACTGCGCCGCGAGCAGTAGAGCTCTTGCCACACCCCATGTGACCAAGCAGCAAGAGAATAGGCAACGGCCGCACGCCGGTGATCGCGGCAATAATCCACGCTACGAAGATGTGGGACTGCATGAATTCGGAATAGCTGGAAACTTCGGGCGGCGCAGCCAAGATGGGGCGCAACAACCTGAGGGTTGTTGGCGAAACTGGCTCTGCTGGTTTCCACGCTGGGTAACTCGTGTCATGCGCGAACCACACGTCATCCGTCCCGTTGGGGAGCAATTCCAGTGTGCTTGCGGTCGCACGCACGAGTTGGCTTGGTCCGGAACTCAAGTAGAGTGCGTCGTCCGTCCAATGCGAATATCTGCGGAGGGCAATGCAACGACCGAATCGTTTCGCGGCAACGGCAAGGTCGGAAAGTATCCATTTGTACATGGGTTCGGTTGCGTTCAGCGAGGTCAACGCGAGCATGCTTCGAACTGGCAGGGAATCCGCGATTGTAAGGACAGCGCCGGCCTCGTCAACAAGGTACGGCTCGGTTTCTGACACGGAAGTATCCAATAGCAAACGCCCGCGCTTCTGCATCCATTTGCAAATCGCACGTGAAATTCGTCGTTTCTTGTTTCGCGATGAGCCTGCCTTCGGATCATTGAGTAAGTCGTCAACTGACCGGCCCAAATCCTCCAGGGAGTCATGGGGTGGCACCGTATCTTCACAGAAATCGGGCAGCGGGCGCGGCGGTGTGAAGAATCGGTGGGATTTGGTGAGCACTTTTGCAATCGTCAGGTCTCCATAGGTCGATGTCGCCCGCGCTTCATCCCATTTCGAACGCATCAACGCCGAACGTCGAAACAATCGATCTATTCGAGGCGCATCAGGTCCGCACCAGAAAGAGAGTTTTGTACAAAGCGCGTAATCGGCTGCGGAATCATCGTCACCAAATGCAGAGGTATCTCCAGCATCAAATAGTGTACAGAACGCGACGCCATTCCCTGAACGCCTTGCTGCTTCCAAGAGTTGATCGTCACCTCCTGGAAAGCCAATTGCTGCCAATGGTTTGCAGGGCAAAGCCGAATTTGAACGCAAGGACGCTTTATTTGGCAAGAACTCTGCTACCATTTCGTCATACGTAAAAGGGCAATGCCGATGCGTTTCTAGTAAGCGGACAAGATATGGGTCACGTTTACGGTGATAAAAGCCGGGCAGGCGAAAAACTCGGTTGATTCCCTTTGCCCCGTTGCACGTACCAAATCGTTTCACCATGGCATCGAGAAGCGCATCAAACTTATCGAGAGGGAAATCCCGAACAAGCCAATACACATGCCAGTGCCCGGCACTAGTCTCGACGACAATGTGGGGCTTGAGGGGGCAGGAGAGCGTCTTCTCTAGTGGCACACCGTCGAGATCAAGAAACAAAGCTCGGACCTGGTCGACGTTTTCCTTCCGCCTTCCCTTTCCGTCACATCGATTTACACATACGAAAATACCGTATCCAGCTGTGTTCTTGGCGGTCAAAGTCCAAGCGTATTCTTCGAACAGACCTGTGCGATACCAAGGCCGACCTTTTGACTTGTCTTTGTCGTTGAAAACCTGGAAGGTCCAAGGCGGTTCGCCAAGCGTGGAAAGGAAACGTTTCGCCACATCGACGTCAGGTGCGAGTATTCTTGTTGGCATATTACCCATCTGTGGTGCGCCTTAGAATCCGGCAGCTTTCAGTTCCGCGTTGGCGCGCGCAATGTCCCGTTGACGTTGAGAGCTGGAGCGTGGCTTCTGATGCCGAGTAGGAGCAGGTGCATTGGTTCGTTCAAAGTGCTCACGATCAGATTCCGTGACATCGGCGAAGAATTTTGAGAGGTCATCCCGGACCACAAAAATCTTACCTCCAACTCGCACATGAGCGAGGCGGATGGTAATCCCAGAACGGCTCTTGACTCCTTTCCTACACCATCGCCATACCGCATTCGTCGAGGGACGTCCCGGGCATCGCTTAGCGACTTCCGCCAACGTCATATATTCTGCATCCATCGCGCCTCCGTTAGGCTCTTGAACTGTTTTCATTGCACACAAGAACCGCAACAATCGTTACATGGAGCAAAACGGTCGCCGGACGGGACAATTAGTCGACATTTCTTGGGAGTAGAAACGTGAGGATTGTCAACGGGTTACACAGAAAATGTAGAAATGGAGAGTTTAAAGTAGACTTAAAACGCGACAGGAATTACACTTGTCTCGCGTACATAAATTACAAAAAACGCCAGCCGTTCCCTTTGGAAAAGCTAAGTCTTAGAGTCCGGCTCAACCGATTATTGCTAAGTGGTATCTCCGGAAGGTCTGTGATCTTCGTGCGAAGTTGCGCCCAGTTCTGGATCACGCCAGCCGCAACCCTAGATTTCAGAGGTTTCCCCTCCTTTGTAAGCACTGACGGAGAATAGGACCCACACTTGTACAATTCAAGAATCTCGTTTGCAGCTTCAGCGAGAGCGAGTTTGTTCATTTCAACTTCTTCGGAACGCGCATGAGATTTGTTGGATTCAGAGCCTGTCAGCTCAGTCTCTGGCACATACAAAGCATTCCGCTTAAGAATGGACTCTGAACTCAAGAACAGATCACAGTATCTACCACAACGTGCCATTAGATAGACTAGTTCGGCTTTAAGTTTTTCAAAATCTGCCGGCACTGCAGCACGGGCGTTAGTTCCGAACCCGCATAGAAATCGAAGAAACCACCCGCCCTGTAAATCCGCTAATACAATTACTTGGCTCAAAACTAGGTCTTTATTTGCCTGCAAGTATGGGCAGCAAAAGCGATTGTCGAGAACTCGCAATTCACTTTGATCGGAGGTCGCGTCTAGAAGTGACACTGGTGCAAGATACTCTCTGATTCCCAGCGGGTAATAGATTTCATTGAGAAATTGATTGATCTCCATCAAAGATGGCCTTAGAGATAAGACGTCCGCAGGTGTCACGCAACCAGAGAAATCCTGTTCCAACGACTCGAAGAGGACCTTGAGGCCGTCGACAACTTCTTTCTCGATGGGCACAAGGCTTTTTCTGATCGCTTCGTGTTGGGCGGACCGCCCAGTGACACGGATATAGTCCACTTCTCTGATACGAAGATCATTCGCGGTATACGTCGAGACCACAAGACGACTCCTAATAGAGTTTCCCTATCCATACTGTGTTTGGCGTTTACCACTCGATGTAAGATAGCCTAGTGCCTACCCCATTTTCTCCGCCACTTCCATTGCCTTCAAATGATTTACTTCTGCGTAAAGTTGAGTCACGTCTGCACGGGCATGTCCCAGGATCAACTGCGCGGCTTCAAGCCCGTGCTCTCGCCGAATAATTGTAGCCGCATTGTGCCGCAGGCGGTGCGGCGACCAGACCGGCACATTCGCCTTGCGGCAGCCACGCTCGATGGCCCGGCGGTAGGAGGCTGTCGTGTAGTGGTCCCCCGGTTTCCGCTGTGCATTTTTTGCGCGACTCATACCGGGGCCATTGCCGTACGTTAATGGTGTCCGTCGCGCGGCATGCTGGATCGCCCGCCGTTCCAAGTCTGCCTCCGATGGGCTAAAGAGATAAGCGTCGACAGGACGGCTAATGAGAAACTCCTTCACGATTTCCTGTGCCTTCGGTCCAAGGTACAGGATTCGTTCCTTGCCACGATACGCAGTTTTGTGATCCTGAAGTCGCGCCAGCCAAACCGCACCAGAAATGTCGAGATCAATCGCGCGAAGCATCACAATTTCCCCTCCGCGTGCCGCAGTCAATAATTGCAGTGCGATCATCGCTCGAACTTGTCGTGACACGTACGGCGCTACGGCGGCGACATGTGCTTCGGGCACTGGCCGTACCGGTTTCGTTTCATACGCTTCGGTACGCCCTTGTCGAAGTCCTGCCACTGCCGTAAGCCCATGATAGATGCTTGGCGCAACCATCTCGTTTTCCACTGCCCAGCGAAAACAACGTTTGACGCGACTGATTTGCGCGTTCACTCCGCTACGGCTCCAGCCCAATTCCACCATGCGTTGTCGGACTGCCTTCAAGGCACGGGGGCCGAAATCCGCAGCGCGGGTTTCGCCATAAACTTGCATGAGTGGTCTAAGGGCAGCTTTCACGGCGTCCGCTTCCCCTGTTGGTGTACCGTCCAATTTTACGTAATAAGATCGAGCGTGGCTCCAGTACGCCGAGACCAATTCTGTGATAGTGATTTGCTCGGGATCCACGGACAGCCGATAGCCATTAGCGGTCCATTCCGCCAGCAGCCTGTGGTAGGCGTGCTGCGTCTTTGGATCGTCATAGCGACCTAGGTAAAGATGCCGTCCTTCGATGACGACATATCCCTGATTCGTAGCGCGATGATGACGAAGCGTTGGGGTGCGATGCGAACTCTTAGCATTCATTGCCGTTCTCCAAATCCGAGAAAGTGTAGTACTACACGTTCTCAACCTTGGGTTACGGCTGCGCCGCCTACACGGTGGGTATCCCTAACTTGGGATTCAGCCTAGACTTATATATGGCGCGCCCGATACGATTTGAACGTACGACCCCTTGCTCCGGAGTAAACTCACACCGCACCGCCAATACGCCACAAAACCCGTCAAACCACAGCCAATAGACCACTTCCAACAAAACCCACTTCGACTAATACCCGCGCCGAATTGACTCTATCGCTGCAAGATTACTAGTCACTTGCTAGTCACCCATCCCCCGGCCCAATCACCTCCCAATTCTCGCTCCCCTTCGCCTTCCGATAAAATACGATCGTACCGCCCGTGGCGCTCACCTTCAAACCATTCTCCTTCACCTGCCCCCAATGCTTCCGCAAGTTCGTAACCACACGCCAGGCGCCAACTACAAACGCAATCAAGACGCCCAGCGAAGCCCACGCAACGTTGATCTGGTCCATGGCCATCATCAACGTGTCATGGTCGACCGATATCGCCACACCGCCAAGACCGCTCGCGATTCCAAGCAGCACCTTCAAAAACGACACCACGCCCTTTTTCCCAGCCTTCGAAATCAACACAGGCTGCCCGTTGATAAACTCCGTTGCCGGCGCATCCATCGCTTCCTCAAGCTTGTTGCCAATCCGCTCACCCGCTTTCGTCAGCGCCCTGTCCTTCAGCGACGGTTTCGGCGGCGAATCCGGAATCGAATCGACCCGCCTATCCACAGCGCCGCTCTCCGTGGCCAGCCCAGCGGCCCCCGCTTCACGTGGGGCCCAGTCGAACGAGGATCCGTCTTCCCGTCCGTCGGTTCTCGTTCCTGCTGGTTCAAGGCGCCCTCCAGCACGTCCGCCGTTGGAGCGCGTCCGCGTTTTCCAAATTCGCTTGCCATGGCTTTCTCCCGGCATCGCTACGCCACTCCTTCCAGTGCCTCGCCCAGCTCGTCAGCCCACTCCTGCAGCAGCTTCGCCGTCTCCGCGAATTTCTCGCGCAACGCCCGCGCATCTTCCATCGCGATCATCACACCCTGCTCCGCTTCAGGCTCCGGAATCGGTATGCCCGCCGGCCAGCGGAAACACAACACGCGATCTTTCTCGTAAGGTGCAACGCAAACCTTGTTGCTCTGATTCCCGCCACGGCCATAGATGTGTGTCTCATCCTCGCGCTCATACAAATGCACATGACCCGAACCGCTGTTCGGATTCCCACGCCAATACACAACCACGCAACCCGGAATCGGCGAATGCAACGGCACGCCCCACGTCTCAAACGATCGCGCGCGCGCGCTATTCGTCCCCTTGATTCCAGCCTCTTCAAACCACGCATTCACGCACTTCGCGCACCAAGCCTCGTCATCGCCAGGCGTGCCGTACTTCACATACCGGTTGTACTCGACAATCCGCGGATGATCAGCCCCACCCGGAATCTCCGCCACGCCGGCCGCCTCGTCTTTCCGTGCAATCTCAACCCACTTGTGCATGTTGCGCTCCTATCGGGACAGAAACCCGATCACCGTTAAACTCCCGCCCAACAAAAAAGTCAAAATCGAAATAATCGCAGTCACCCACGGCGGCAAACGATTCGATATCGCCTGCGTCAACGCCTCGAATTTCTTGTCTATATGATCGTAGATGCCATCCACCTTGGCATTCAGCGCGCTCCAAAGATCGTTAATCTCATTCTCGTGACGCTCGATGTCCTTCGTGTGATCGACCGCTGGCCCCATTACGTCCCCTCCAGTGATGCCGCTTCTTTCTCCAGATATGCCGCCTCGCCGTCGCGCCCCTCCCGGCGCGCTTTCTTCGCCATCGACTTGTAACGCTTCGCTTTCTTCGCGCGCTCGTTCCTGCTCAGGTTCGCCTGATCGGGATCCGCCCCGTAAAATTTCACGCCGGTCAAAAACCGTCCCCAACGCTCGCCCTGACCCGGCTCGTTACGTCGCGGCCGCACGTCCCCTTCGAATTGCCCCGTCGCGTTCCCCACTTTTGTGAATATATCGCCTGGGTTCAAACGGTCAAGCTCGCGCGCCGGTCGAAATAGATTGATCATCCCCGCCGCCTGCGGACTCAACGCCGTTCCAAATTGTTCTTTCGGCAAATCGCCAAAATCGCGACCTGTCAACATCTCTTTTTGAAAAGTTTGCTCGTAGAACTCACCCACGAAAGGATTAGCTCGAGTTCCCAAATAACGGCCAATGGTGGCCAGGCGCCCTTCCCCTGTGCGCGGTTCACCCACAACTGCGTTTGTAGCTTCCACTACATCCAAAAATGGAAGGAACCCAGTCATATCCAATACCTTTCGCCGTCCGTCTTCTGTCTCTCCAATTGGTACGGCAAAAGTAGATGCCAGCCACTCCGGCAAGTCCGCCGGCGAAATTCCTGCTTGTTGAAACGCTTGATAGTACGCGCGTACATACGGCATGTACTGTCCCGGCCGTTGAAGCATGTTAATCGTCTCAGATGGGATGTTTTTTCTCATCCACGTATTTCCAGTAATAATGGTCGCGCCGCCATGCCTCATTACCCAAGTGCCAGACGGGGTTTTGGGGCACCATATCTTACCCTTGTACTTTCGGCGTTGTTCTCCGCTAGAATTCCGCGGCGCAAAATATTTCACCTTCTGCACGTAACAACCGCTACCGCTAATATTGGCGTGCTTTCCCACAAGCAAGCACAAAATCTGGAACGCTTCGAGCACTGGTCCTTCCGTTTGTGCAAAATGCGTTCCAGCCCGCGCGTGGTGCGAGCCTTCCGCCTTCAACATCGCGTCGTACATCGCTTCCGCTGCCTTGCGCGAAAGCTGCGACACAATGCGCGGCATGTCTTCTTTGCATTTGAAAACTTTTGTGATCGCTTTCACGTCTGCCAGTGCGACTGGAATGCAAACTACGCCGGTGGCCGGATGTGGTGCACGATCCTTTGTGCCAAGCAGGAGGCACAATTCCCCCATGTGTTTATTTGGGGACTGGTACACGACCATTTCGCAGTATGTTTTTTTGCGCCAGCGATGGTATCCGTCTGTAACAACCCAACCAAGAATTGCCGCCAGGCGCGGCGAAAGCACGCTTTTTTTGCGCGTGTAATTTCCACTCAGGGGAATTTTGTGCGATGTGTTCAGCTCGTAAGATCGCACAATCTTGCGATCACCGCCGTACCACTTGCCTTTAACCTTTGTGCGAATGACTTCGACCGGCCACCGGTGATCGTCGGTAAAAAGAAACTCGTGGCGATCGTTGCAAATCCCGAACCGCCGCAACTCGCCATCGAAGTCGAATGTGGCCACATCGATCAATGATTCCCATCGCAACTCTCCAGTCTTGACGTCATACGCCATGACCTTTTCGCCCTTCTTCAATGCATCGTGTTTCTTCCATCCCTGCTGCGTTAGGATCTCGTGGTCAGTCGGCACGCAGTAGAATGGCACCACCGTCCGCCGAAGCCCCTCTTCAAATGGACTCAAATCGGTATAGTCAAAATGCGACAACTTGACCTGACGCTCCGCATTCTTGAATGCTCGCTCGACTATGTCTTCCGCGGTGCCCACTACGCCCTGTTCATTCTGCGCAAGCGCACCTATAACTTCCGGCACAGCAATTCCGCGCTTCTGCGCCTCTGCCATCGTGTCATCGATCATCTTTATCGCGAGTGGTAAACGTATCGACATTTCCACCTGCTCATTGATCTTGTGAGCAGGGCGGAATATCCGCTCGCGCCACACCTTCGAAGGCCCTGCACCCGCTTCGACAATGTCCACGTCCGGCGATCCACCCCCGTGCATCTGCCGAATCATGTACTCCTGATACAACCGCTGCTTGCTCAGCTTCGTGCCATTCCGCAACGTCACATATGCGTCTTCGCCCCACTTCCCGCGAAGCGCACGCCCGATCGTGTCAAACCCAGCCGCGTAATACCGCGGCGTCAACGCATTCCCAAGCCCCAACCCCTCGTAATAATTCTTGGTAACGCCCGTGAAAAAATTCCGCGAAAAATAACTCGGACCGCCCCCGAATATCGTCATCGCCTTCCACCATTGCATTAACCCCGCATCCTTCAACATATGCGGAAGCGCGTCGTTTATCATCGCGCCAAATGTCGCTTTGTCCGGACCCGGCTGCAGCACCTCCTGCATCTTTTGCAATGCCCGCGCGTAATCGTTCGGCACCGCCAATGGCTCGCTTGCATACCGCCCCTGATCAACCTTCGCGTACAGCAACCGCCCCGTGTCGTCATGCACCAAATGCTTCGCATCGTCCCACGGCTCCGCGAGACCTTGCTTTTGCAACGAACGGACCAGCACATCCCCGCGCATGTTCGCAATCGCGTCGTCGCGCAGTTTCTTGAACACAACCCCCGGATTCGTCTCGTACTCAAACGCAGCCCGCTCCGTCGCGTTCAGCTCGCCCGGCGTCTTCCGATGCTTCCGCAAAAACTCCGACACAAACGCGGGATCGTTCTTCTGCGCTTCATCGAAATATTTCTTGCCCAACCGGAAGTATTCCGTCTTCCCCGCGTCCGTCAACGTCGCCACCGCCACAGGCTCTACGCTCCCCGGCAACAGCAATCGGTTAAACGCATTCTTGCTCGGACCCGTCAGCGCGTCCCACTGCTCTTCAAAAAGTTTCTCGCCCAGCGCCGGCGCGTCCTGCCCAGGCTTCACCTTCGGCAATCGCGGAAAGTGACCCGCCACCGGCAACGCATACGCATCCATCCCCGTGCCCTCAAGCGGAGAAATAAACTCTTTCTGCTTCCGCATGAAAGCGTCCGCCGCGTCCCACGCCGCACGTCGCGCATCCGCCCCAGCGCCAACGCCAACGTACTGCGCAACTGCGTCCGCCGCCGGCACGTCCCCCCGATACATCCGCCCGATCGATTCAAGTAAATTCGCGCGATCATCCCCGCGCAACGATTCCAACGCCTTCAATTCATCAGTAGTGTCGAGCTGAAACTTGTTGCCAATCCGCGCCGCCTCATCCTCGATCGAAAACGCCGTCCGCACAGCCTCGTCAGGAATGCCGGCAACGCCTGCCTGCGCAGACACCGCTCCGCGCTTACCGCCAAACAAATACTGCAACCCCTGCCCCACACTCGATCCCGCAAACGCATTCCCAGCCTTCTGCATCGTGTCCAGCACAGCCGCATCACCCGGAATCGGCACACGACGCCCCGCAAAATTCACAAGCCCGCGCTCGCCCGCCCGCGCAGCATCGCCCCAGCTATCAACGCCCTCCCCAACCAAACGCGCCGCGCGCCCAGCCTTCGTCAATCCACCCAACCCACCCACATAATTCAACGGATCCAACGGATTCAAAACATCCAGCGCAAACCCGCCGTACTTGCCCATATTACTTTCGGGATCAACCCCAAAATTCTTCAACACATCCTTGCCCGAGTACTCCGCCTCCCCACTCAACGCCTTCTTCGCGCGATCGAGTGGATCGTCCCCTTCTTGCAATCCAGTCACGACGCCAAACGCCGCGCTCCCCGGGCGATTCACAATTTCCATCGCCTTCCAGAAAAGCGAATCGTCCGTCTTCGGTGGCGCTGGCTTCTTGCCAAGTGTCGAATAATTAATAGGCACTGGGGTTCCCGCCAAACGCTTTCTTCAGCATCTCCAAGATGCTCGCCTGGTTAACCGGCGGCGACCCATACACCTGCATTTCTTGCAACGGCGGCTGGACCGGTCCTCTGTTCTGCGCTCGCGCCTTGACTGCCGCAGTCGCCGCCGGGTTTAGTGTCACTCCCGACATCCCCGCAAAGGGCGCGGGCGGCTTCGCGGTCGGAGCTGGTGCCATCTCGATGGTCTGCGCGTCTTTCAGTTTCGCGGGATCGGTCTCTTCGTAGCTGCGCGTATACGCCAACGGATCCTCGCGTTTGCCAAAAAGCGAATCGAACATGCTGCCAACAATCCCAGGCCGCGCATTCGGATCAGGCGCTTGCGCGGACGGCGCTGCAGGAGCTGCCTCTGGGCTTGCCGTCTCTTTCCCCGCTTCAGGACCTTGAAAGCCAAACGCCTGCATCAAGCCGCTCGAAATCTGTTGCCGCTGACCAAGCAGCGCGTTGCGTTCATCCACCAACTCTTGATACTCGCTGGACCCGGGATCGGCATCGCCAATCAGGTCTTGAATATGACGCAGGCTTCCGTCTATTTGCTTAAGCCCCTCGGTCGCCGCAATGTACTGAGGGCTCTTTCTCGGATCGAAAGATGCGCCACCGCCAGAACCTCCACCGCCGCCACCCCCGCGATTACTGCGTCCGGCCGCGCTGGTCAGTTCTTTCATGTAGCCAATATGCGTCCGGTCTTTATCCATCTCCGCAGTAAACTTCTGCAACATCCGATCAGGATCGGCGTCGAATTCCTCCCGTCGCGCCTTTGCGTCTTCCGCCGCCATCTGACGCCGGCGAAATTGCGCCTCTTCTTCCGGCGATATCAATTCGTTCATCTGGCGCTTGCGATCGAGATCGAGCTTTGACGTTTCAAGATTGTGCTCTGCGGTCATTTCCTCTATCAGAAACTTCCGCTGGAGCAACTCAAATTTTTTGTCTTCCCGCGCCTCTTCTTTCTTTTCCTTCTTCGCCTTCTTAAAACCGCTAAACGCCCCAGTCGCAAGACCCAAAGCAATCTGCGCAGCAACATTCGCATCTTTACCCATAACCAACTCCTGCAACGTTACAATTCTGTCCCGGTCCCCGTAATCGTAACTCGTAATCCTAACTCGTAATCGGGACTGTCACCGCTACCGCGGTGGCTGTCCCGTCCACCTATCGCCTATAAGATTCCCTCGCCTACAATCAAACAAACAAACCCGCCAAAGCGCTCCCGCCCTGCATCGCCGCGCTAAACCAATCCGTGCCACTGCCCCCGCCGCTCGATGCATTCTGACTCGACAAATAATCCAAATACGGATTCGGCGCATACCCCGTCTGCTGCACGCTCCCAACGTTCGGGTCCGCGTAACGCGCGTTCGCCTGCTGCATGATCACGTTCCGAATCGCGTCCTGCCAATTCATGCCCCCGCTGATCAACGCATTGAACTGACCCAGCAAATTACTCTGCTGCTGCTGACCCCCCAACATCGTGTCAAAAACCTGCTGCGCAAGCTGCAACTGGAACTGACGATCCTGATTAAACGTCTGGTTCTCCAACTGCGCATGCTGCAATCCAAGCCCGCCAATGCCCAACTGCTGCGTCAACGCAGCCTGCACCGCGTTCATCCGATCGTTAAAATTCGTCCGCGCCGCATCGGATTTAATCGTCCGCTCCGCGTTGCCCAGGTCACTGCTCCGTTGCATTTGCGCGTCAAACAAAAGCCGATCCTGCACGGCGCTACCGCCAAGACCCCGCGCACCATGCGATTCCCGAATCTGACGCTGCTCATCCTGCAAAGCCAAATCGCGGCTGTCCCGGACCTGCTGCAAAATATTCGCCTGCACCTCCGGCGTCATGCTCTCCGGCGCAGACAATATCTGCTCCAACAAATTCACCCGCCCAGCATTGACGTCATACGGTGCCGGTGGACCGCCCGGCGGCGGCGGCGTCGGCCCGCCAGTGCTCGGCCCACTCGGATTCCCAACAGATCCCGAACCGCCGCCAGCCCCAGCATAAGCCCCAGGCAACTTCCCATTACCCGAACCAACCGGCAACTTCCCATTGCCCGATCGCCCAGTCCCCTGCGACCCTTTAGCCCCTTTCGTCACTTGCGGCAAAGCCGGAGGCGGAGCCGCCGGCAACGCTTGCGGTGCCGCTTGTGGTGCAGGCGTCCCACCTGCATTCCGCGCCTGGGCCGTCCGCGCACCCCCCAGCGACATATCCCCCGCCTTCACAGGATCAAGCCGCCCATTACCCGGCACACCAGGAGCCTGGGGGGCAGACTGCACCATCGGACGCTTCTGCACCGGCCGCATACTCAAAGCCGGCCGCCGCGCCGGCGACACCATCGTAGAAGCACTGCTCATTCCACCCATCGCCCAAACTCCTGGCTTAGTTTCTGTCTCGTTCCCAAGCTCCAGCTTGGGAACGCGCTCTTGAAAAGCTCCGCTTTGTTCCTACGCAAACAACCCAGCCGTCTGCGACAACCGCCTATCCCGCAAGTTGTCAAACGCATTCCCCGGCTGCTTCAACGTACCCATCAACCCGCGCACGCCGCCCTGATTCTGCAACCAGCGCTGTGCCCCATTCACAACCGCCGAGCTCGTCCCCCCCGGCTGCCCGCCGCGAAACGCTGCCTGAACCTGCGGCACAGTGCCACCGCGCAAATCACTCGCCACCTGACGCACCCCGCTCCCCGGACCCGGCGTCGGCGCGCTAATCTGCGGATTCGGCCCCGTCGGCGCAGCAACGCCCTCCACCCGCGTAGAAGGCATCACAGGCGAATGCGTCAACGCCACAGGCCCGCCCGTCGGACGCGAATTCGTCGGCACACTCGTCAACGGCTCCAGCGCCGGCGCAATCCGCGAAGCGTCCCCACTCGCAAGGTCAGAAAAACTCGCCGCAGCCGGACGTGTCATCGCCCCCGCGTTATTCAAAATGTCCAGCGCCGGCAACGAAGGATTATTGTTCAGCATGTAATCCGTCTGCCGCGCGGCCATGTCCCCAAACTGCACCGGCGAACCATCATCCCGCTCGCCCCAAATCCCCCCAAACGAACCCTCGATGTCACCATACGGACCATACTGATTCGCGTTGAACTGATTCACCACATGCCGCCGCAAATCATTAATCGTCGGATCACTGTTCCGCTGAAAATACCGCGCCGCGTCCCACGCCGAATTCAAAGCGCTCAAACCCTGCGCGCCCAAATTGCCCATCTGCCCCATGGCATTCGCCCCACCAGTGAACAAAGCCATGATAGTTGCAATATCCATCACCCCACCTCCTTACCAATCGCCTCTCAACTTCGTGCTCGTAACTCGTAATCGTAATTCGTAATCGATCTTCTCTTCCGGAGGGCGGGTTTCTCAACCCGCCACCCCAGCCACCAAGCGAAGCGAGGTGGCTGTCTTAGGAACTCTCTCTTGGGGACTGCAACCGAAGGTGGCTGTCCCCTCTTGATCAAAATATCCCCAAAGTCAAACTCGCCCCAGCCACAGCAAACCGCGCATACATCAACTCCCGCGTCCATGCACTCGTACTCGACAAATCAACCGCATTCGGCGCAGCCTTAATCACAAACGCCACAACCAAACTCGGCTGCATATTGTTATGCGCGCCGCCACCGCCCCGAACCCCCGTCACACCCGCAATATCCTGATGCAACATGATCTGCCCCGCCGCATCGAAATCCATCGTGTCCGTGTCGAACGTCGCGCTCGCGTAATCGTGATCGTGCTCCGGCATTTCCGCTATCGTCAGCGTGTGCGTCTCCGCCCCGCCCGTATTGCCCACCGCATTGCCAAGCACGCCCGTACCGGATCCCCCGCTGCCCACCAGCGTCCTGCGCGCCGTCCCAGGCACGTTAAACGTCGTGCTACCATCCCCGGCCCCATGCGCCGTGCCAATCGCCGAAAACAACGCCGCATACGTCGTGCGACTCACCGCACTGCCATTACAAGCCAGATACCCCGCGGGTACCACAGTCCCACCAAAAGGCAAAATCGTTCCCACCGGAATCCCGTCGCCAACCAACGCAAGAAAATTCCCCCGCGCAACAAAAAAACCCTTCGGCACACGGCCAAGCCCATGCTTAATCACAAGCTCGGACCCCGCCACCGCCGGCGTAACTACATCCACAAAATTCGGGTGCGCAGACCAAAGCTCCTGCAAAAACTGCGCCCCACCATGTGGGTTATATCCAACCGTCCTCATCTACACGCTCTCTTCTCTTCTTCTTCTCGTTCCCAAGCTCCGGCTTGGGAACGCGCTCTTGAAAAGCTCTGCTTTGATCTTCACCTTCAAACCGCCCGCCGACCCACAAACAAACTCTGAAAACTATCAATCCGCACAGGCGAATCACTGTCATACTGCTCAAATCTCACCTTCAACTTCCGCCCACGATGCGCAATCCCGAATCTAACCAACTCGTCCGCATTTGTGAACGTCGTCGACTTCCACGTCTCCGAATAATCGCTCTTATACTTGAACGTGATCGTTACCGCCGGCGACTGCTCTCGCACCCACGCGCAGAACTGGTGCCAGCGCTTCATCCAGGCCCGCTGCCCCATGTCCATCCAACGCGACTCCCAATAGAAATCGATCGGCCCAACGTGCCAATTACCCGTCACCGCCGGATACACCGCGCGATCCAGATACAGCACCGTCCCCGTGTTCCCAATAATCAAACGACGCTGCCGCGCCCCACTCGCCGAATCCACAAACAAAATGTCCGTCCCACACAGCCCATTCCCTTCCGTCGGGAAAGTCGCCGTCGCGTCCGTCAACACGCCGCCGCTGAATCCAGTCACCGCCCCGCGCTTCGTAATAAAACTTCCCGCCGTCTCCGAATACCCGTCGCCATGCCCATCGAACAACCGATACACAAACCCGCGGCTCGCGCCCAACGTCTCAATCCGATTCCCCGAATGCTGCGCCCGCGCAAAGTAATCGAAACCGCGGTCCCACTTCGCCCACGTGTTCCGATCTTCGTCATACGCAAGCGTGATCCGCGAACGTTGCGCAAAACTGTTCCCAACCTCGTACTCGTAAACCGCCGACACCTCATGCGGCAACAGTTCGCGATCCCGCGCGTAAAATAGATTCGCCAGCTTCCCGTTGAAATTGCCCGCGCCGCCCAACTCGCCAATGCTCAGCTTCATGTCGCCGCTCAACGCCGCAAAGCTCCCGCTCGAACGTCGCGAATGCAATACCCCGTTCACATAGATCGCCGCGCCATTCGCTCCGTAAGTTCCCACAACGTGAAACCATTGGTTCGGCTTCACGACATAGTTCCCAGTGCCGCACGCAAGCGAAGTGTTCGCGGTAAATCCCAAACTGCGAAATGTCGGCGACATCGTGAGCTGCAACTGCATCGCGCTCGCCTGATCCATAAACTTTAAGATCTGTTGCGCAATAAACGTGTACCCGTTCCACCAAAACCAGCCACCCACCGAAAAACCGGTCGTCGGCAGGTTCCCCCCGGCGTTCGCGCACTCAAAGTAGTTCGTGCTCCCAAGATTCGCCACAACCCCGCGCACCGAATCGGTCACAAACGTCGGCGAGTTCACCGCCACTACGTTCGCAATTCCCGCCGCGTCGTTCCCGTTCCCGTTCAACCGCCAATAGTGCGTGAACAATCCGGGATGCACGTCGTAATAATCGCCCCCCGTCTTCGTCGCGATATCGCAGCTCACCAGATACGTGTGCCGCGCCGCCGCGTACTCCCCCACGCTGAACCGGTAGTTGTCCGCGTCCATCTGTTCGAACAACGGATACTGCGACTCGCTCACATGCACCGGCCCGCCATCGCCTTCCAAACGGTAAACCCCATCGTGGGACAGATAATAAATTCCCCGCGGACTCTTCCGTATCGTCTGCCCGCTGATGCAACCCTTGTCTCCCGATATCGGACGCGACTGAAAACTGCTCACGTCCGCGCCGGAAAGAAAATGCACGCTCTTCCGCTTGAACACGATCAGCCCGCCAAACGCCTCTTCAATCCCCGTGATCTCGTCTCCGTCTCCGCTGTTCACATACAGCAAATTCGTCGCGGGAAAATCGAGACTGTCCGACTCGCTGAAGTACAACCCGCTCGGTTCGCTCTTCGAGTTCGCAAACCAAAGCCGGTTCCCAAACACCGCGCAATAACGGCAAGGCTCAACGTCCCCCCGAAAATCGTTCACCAGCGCCGTCGCAAGATTGATCGCCGTGTTGTCCGCATACGTCGTCGTCGTGTTGTCGTTCACGTCCCCGAGATACCGGTACAACCCGCCGTTGTCGCTCCGGTAGATCCGCCGCTGATTCACCTGCGGATCGACACTCACCGGAATGGAAGACAGATTCACGATCTGCGCCGCCGGGCTCACGCTCCCGCTCTCCGCGCTTGCAAGGCTCTCCGTGCCGTCCAGCGAATTGCGAAACGCCACCCGATACTTCACCGTCCCCGTGATCGCCCCGCCCCCGCCCAGCGCCACCGAAGGAGCCGCGCTCGGCTGCGCCAGCGTCACCGATTGCGGCAGCTCCCGCCCAACGTATTTGTAGTTCGAATCGATCCCGTTGCACACGATCAGCCAGTCCTGGAAATGGCAGTAATCGCTCAACGTCGCCTCGCCATAGTTCGTATACTGGCGCAACGCATTCATCAACCCGCCCGATAAACTCCAAAGGCTGGACCGAGTCCCAACAAGGATCTCGCGATCGAATGCCGTCGCGCCCGCGTTCACTTCATTCCCCGTGCTCGGCGTGATCAACGGCGCCAACAGTTGCACCCGCTTCGGCACAACCGGATACGCATACCCATAGCTCCAACGTGGACGGTTCCCATCCGCCAAAAACACAAACGCGGACCGGTTGCTCTCGTCGCGTTCTTTGTCGCTCTGGTCAAAACGCCATTCGCCCAGCAAGCTCAGGTTCTTCGCGTCCGGCAAGGTCCGGTTCATCCACAACTGAATGAACTGCTGCGATATCGCAACCTTCCACAAACGCAACGAATCGATTGTCACCGGCGAAAACAAACCCGCCGTCCAGCTCCCGCTCGAATTCCTGCCACCCAAAAACATCCCGTATGACGTCGAGCTCGTCGGACCATTCTCGCTCGTAGCCGCCGTGCTCGTGTACACCAACTCGCCATTCACATACACCCGCACGGTCGTACCGCTGCGCGTCACCGCGACATGCGCCGGCACGCCTGGCACAAGGTCATACCCCGTATCCGCAATTACGTTGCTGTGCGTCGTCGTCGTCGAATAACTCACCAACAAGGAACCGTCCGCGCTCGATTGCGAAAGGTGCAAACCAACCACCGCGCCATTGCCGGTGTTCCAACTGCCCAAATGCAATATGCACGGATTCCCAACCGACACGTTGTAGTTCAACGTGTCCAGGCGAAGCCACGCCTCCACGCTCCACGCATTCCCCGTATTCAAAACCGGCGCGTAATCCGCGTGATACGGCGCGCTCCCATAATCGTCAACCCCGTCAAAACGCACCGCCCAACCGTTGCTGCTCTGGTCCGGCACAACCCCGCGAACAAACGTCGGACCGCCCGAATAGAACGTCCCATGATTCAGATTCTTCGAAAGGTCCGTAACCATGTTCCCGAAGTTGTCCAGCATCGGCCAGTAACCAACAAGATTCGGATTCGCAACCTCGTCATCCCGCAACTCGCGCCAACGCGCCGCCTCAATCTCCGCGTCCGTCCGCGCAACCTTCCACAAACGCAACTCGTCATAGATCACCTCGCAGGTATGCGACCCGGGCGTTGCCCCTACCGCCGCCCCCGCAAACAACGCGCGCGACGTGCTCGCCATCGCCTGCGTGATCGCGGCAGTCCCAGTGAACGTATAACTCCCATCCCGCGATATGATCTTCGTCGTGAAAGTATTCCCCGAACGCCGCACAAAAATATGATACGTACCCGAAGGCGGATGCGGACTCGATGCCCCCGCGCTGCAGAATCGGCTTGTGCCCGTCGTATCCACAAATTCAAAATTGGGACTGAAAGTACTCCCCGCCGTGTAAATCCGCCAGCCGCCCACGCCCGCCTCGTAGATCGTCAACAACGTATGTCCCGACCCACTCACAAGCCGCCAGATAAACTCGATCGTGAAATCGCCCGAAAAAAAATAATCCCCATGACGCGGAATCCAGATACAACGGTTCTGCGCCGCGTTGTCCACGCGCACACCGCCCTCCAGCGCCGCCGTATTGTGCAACTTCACAAAGCCCGCGCGCTTCTCCAGCCCGCGCTTGTAGTCACAGTTCAACGCATCCGGCGATACGTGATCCCCCAAATCATCATCCGGCGCAAAACGGTTCTCTCCACCAAACCCCTGCACCGGCAACTGTGATGTCAATCCACTCATCTATTCTTACTCTTGCTCTTCCCTACGGCGCCGCTATCGCCGGACCCGCAATCCAAACATCCCCACTCGCATAACCGCCAACGCCAAACGCCGGCGCAATGTCATACTCCGTCCCCCGCAATATCGCCGTGTCGCGCGACCACTCCTCCCGCAACATCTCGTAAAATCGATTCCGCTCATGCTCCAAATCGCCGCTCGCCAACTGCTCCCGAAACGCCGCCGGCAACCGCCCCTTCATGAAATAGACCATTCCCTGCACAAGTACCGCGTCCATCTTCGACGGCAAATCAATCACGCTCGCCGGACCCGTAGGATTCAACGCCTGGCGCGTATACAAAATCGGCAACAGCGCCCGCGTCTCCGGTGCCGGCCACACCACAACCTGAGGCACGCCGTTGTTGTAACCGTACTGCGTGATCTTCTGTGGCCAGCTCGAGGTAAAGTTGCTCCCGTTCTGACAGTCCCACAAAGCCGATGCCTCGATCGGACGCAACCATTGCTGGTTCGTCGCGTTCCACCAACCCGTAACGCTGTCGACATCGCTCGGCAAATCGTACGTGTCCTGAAAAATCACATACGTCAAACCGCTCCCGCTCGCCCCCTGATACACCGGCGACACCACGATCTCCGTATTCGAATTCCGCGCCGTGATCGTGTAAACCTCGTTGCCCGCCGCGCGAAACTTCCGCCCCACCATCCCCGCCGTCCACGTCGTCCCCGAACCCGTTACCGTCCCCGAATCCTGCGTAACACTCACACTCCCCGCCGAATACTGATCCACCAAAACAATCTGCGACTTCCCCTGATAAAAACTCCAGCACCCCATCCGCCGAATCGACTTCAAAACCGACATCAAGGAAAACAAAAATCCCCGCATCGGCGCCCCCTCCGGCAAAGCATCCGTAACGTGTGTGTGAAGTTGATCAACCGTCATCCCATCAATCCCCTATATCTCGCAATCCATCTTTCGTGCTCGTAACTCGTACTCGTAATTCGTACTCGTAATCGATCTTCTCTTCTCTTCCGGAGGGCGGGTTTCTCAACCCGCCAATTCGCATTCCAGCCACCAAGCGAAGCGAGGTGGCTGTCCCCTTCACTTCGCCCTACTCACAACCAGGCCCAACAACCGAACTGTCCCCGCTGAACCGATACCCCGTAAAATCCTTCCAGTGCTTCCAACCCTGCGGACAATGAAAACCCCACTCCCGAATCCGAGGACCCGTGATGAACAACGTCCACGCGCCGCCACCCGACATTACGCTCAACCGATGCGCGAACCGCGCGCTCCTGAACGTCATCGCCCCCTGCGACAACCGCCGCAATCGCTGCGTGTCGTGCCAGCCCGTAAACGACGGACGCCGGTAGTGCTCAAGCAACGCGCCCGCCAGCATCAAAGAAAAACTCCACCATGGATGATCATGCAAAGCCCGATCGTCATCGTCCCGGACAATGTGATGCAGATACACATTGAAAAAACGATTACGCGGCAAAAGCCACCAACGGCGCATATACGGATTCTCCGCGCCGCCAATTAAATAATCCGGCTCGCGCCGCACAAAACGCCGCACAAACCAGAAAACAACCACCGCCAACCAACGCGCTCGCATCTGCTCTTCTCCTCTTCAACGGAGGGCGGGTTTCCAAACCCGCCATCTTCAATCACCAAGCGAAGCAAGGTGACTGTCCCAATCTACTTCCTCTTCCCCTTCCGCAAAACACGCTCGGCATTCCGTTCCGCCGCGCTCTTCAACAACCGAACCTCCGCCCGCGCCTCCTGCAACTCGCGCTCCGCCTCCGCCGTCTCGCCCCGCGCCGTCGCAAGCATCCGTTCCAAATCGGCCGCGTGCCTCGCCGCCTTCTCCACCTCCAGCACCATCGCGTCCCGCTCCGCAATCGTCGCGCGCAACTGATGCAAAAACTCGTTACCCGCCAGCGCACCCGAAAACGCCATCCAGCTCAACCCGTCAAACTTACCGCTCGGCACTTTGAAATCACGCGATGTATTCATACCTGCACCTTCTGTATACCGCTCTCACTGCGGTTAAGCGCCAAACTCGCCGACTCGCTCTCTTCCCACTCACGGAACAACGCAACCATCCGATCCACAATCAAAAAATGCTTCTCGCTCGGAATCTCCGGTATGTCACCGTCCGCCGACATCACCGCAATCCGCCGCATGCCCTTCACCGTTCCCGCCCGCGTCGAAGCAATCACCGGCCACGTCGATATCTGCAAATTTCCCGAAGCGTCCATGCCCTCCACGCGAAACACGCTCGGGTCCGTCGCTGCCGTCGTGTCGCCCCGGTAAAGGTCCTCAAACGATCGCGGCGACTTCTGCTCCAAAGGCGCCCCCGCTACGTTGTAAACCTCAGTCACCCAGGCCACCCACGACGGCAGCGACGTGATCCCGCTCGTCGCAAACGTGATACCCGCCGACTTCTCCAGCTCCGGAAGACGCAACGAAACCGCCACAAACTGCGCAGCCTCATTCGCAAAACGCTTCATCATCGTCAAGACCCCCGCCGGCACCTCCGACGCACCAAGCCCCAACCGATCGAAGCCTTCCGTATAAATCTCCAGAAAAGTCATAAAGTTCGTTTCATCCTCGTTCCCAAGCCCTGAAACTCCCTCGTTCCCAAGCTGAGCTTGGGAACGCACTTGTCCCCGAAGCTAAGCTTCAACCGCCGGCAAAGGCACAACCCCCAACTCAACATCCTCTTCCTCGCGCGACAACGGCGTCTCGCCATTCCGCCAACGTTGCTCGCGCAACGCCTCGCGCCGTGCCTTCAGGTCCGCCGCGGCAAGCTGCTCCTGCGCGTCCGCAAGCTGCACCGTCGCAGCCTCCAAAAGCGCAATGCCCTTCTTCCCGTTACGCTGATGCTCCTCGAACGAATAACGCGCAGTCTCCAGAGAACGCGACGCCTTCTCCTTCGCTACCGCGTCATCGCCCGCCGACGCCACAGCTTTCTCCGCCTCGGCGATCGCGGACTTCGCAACTTCCGAACCCTTCCGCGCATCAATAATCTTCTTCTGCGCGTTCGCCTTCGCCGCGACCTGGTCCTTCACCACAACCTGCAACCGCGCCACCTCCGGGTAGCTCGACATATACGGTTTCGGCGGACGCTGCCGCATGTTCTGCGGTTCCATCCCATCCGGGAAAAAGTTCGCCTTCGGATGAATCTTCACCGGCTTCGGTGCCATCTCCGGGTCCGGCTGAAACTCGTCCGCGAGATCAACCCCGTCAGAAGCAATCTCCCGCATCGCCGACGCCAGCAACTCCTGCCGAAGCGAACCTTCCATATCCAACCCGCCACCAGAAGGCAACACGCCCTGGTCCGGGTCTTGCTTAGCCTCCGCCCCAGCCGGCGGCGCAATTGTCTTTGCCATACCAAAATCCTTTCCAACTCCGGGACTGTCACCGCTACTGCGGTGGCTGTCCCGTTAATCTCTTCTCTTTTCCCTCGTTTTTCCCTCGTTCCCAAGCTCCAGCTTGGGAACGCACTCTTGAAAAGCTCTGCTTTGTTCTTGCATTACCATCAAGCCGCCCGCCGTCCGTACTCCACCATCGAAACCCGCGCAGCCAATCCCGCATCCATCACCGAATGCGCGCCAACAAAAAACTCCTCTTCCATCGCGTCTTCTTCTTCCGTGAACGGCATATTCACCGAAGCCTCGAACCACTTCCGCAACGCCTCCTCCGGTGATTCCGTCTTCTCTTCCCTCGGCGCGTCCGAAGTCCACATGATGTGCGGTATCTGCGCAGCCGCGTCCGCGACGTCCATGTCGCCGTAATGCGGAAAGAACGTCAGCTCGTCCACCAGCACCTGCTTGTTGCGGCAGTTCTCCAAAATGAAAAACTTCCCGCTCTCCACCCAGGACTGCAAACCGCGCACGCGATCGGGCTTCGACTTCTGCGCCTGGTCCATCGGCAACCACTTCCACGGAATCACCACGCCGGTCTGGCGCGTCTCGATGTCCGCGAAATGTTTCACCAGGCGTTCGATGTTTCGTTGCTCCGCGCCCACGCGCTTCGGACGCACACCCTCCGGAACTTTCTGCCCGCGAAATAGCTCCGCGATAATCTCACTGGGATCGCATTGCTTCCGGAAGATGTCGATGATGTAGATGCAGCCAAGGTGATCGATTGCGCCCGTCACTATCGCCGTGTGCGATACCGTCTTCGCGTCCGTGCTCAAGTCGCAGACACGGAAGTACTCGAACTGACGGTTCGCCGGCAAGGACGGCACAAAATGTTCGTCCCCCAACTTGAACGTCTGCGTGCTCGGATCGACCGGGTCATTCCGATACTGCGCGCAGAAATGGAAGCTCCCCAATTCTTCGATCAACTTCGGAATCGAAAACTTGCCGTCCGTATCGTTGTCGGGATCGCCAATGTGATCCGGTCCCATGTAAAACCGCGTCGGATATACCGGCGTGCCTTTGCCCTGGCGCAGCTCTTCCAGCTTCAACCCGTACGGATTGTCCGCGCTGTAGATTCCCTCCATCACGCAATCGCTTACGTCGATGTCGAAATCGTGCGACTCGTTCTTGATGATGTATCCGTACACGTCGCCATGGTTGTACCGCGTGCCGGTAACGATGATGCGGCCACCGGGATCGAGTAGCGGGCGCGTCGTCTTGTAGAACGTGATGCCTTCCAGAATCGTTTGCGGATTCCTCACGCTCTTCGCGTTGATCAAGTCGTCAAACAAAATGACGTTGTAGTGTCGCCCGGTTCGCGGCGTGTTCACGCTCGCCGTCTCGACTGTGCGCTCTTTCTGTTTGCTCTTGCGCTCGACCAATATCGCGTCGTCGCGCCAGCACGTCAGCCGCCCGTTGCTTACCGCCGGACGTATCTCCGGATACACCGCCTGGAATTCTTCGGAGTCGATCAACTGACGAATGCCGCGGCAAAAGCCCTGCGCATCGTCCGTCGCGTGACTCGCGATCAAAATCCGAATGTTCGGATTCTTCACGATCAACCACACCGCAAACGCAATCGTGATGATGTTCGACTTGATGTGACCGCGCGGAAGTAAGAAAAGCTTCTTCAGCTTCGACCACTTCATCAGCGATTGCGCGCGCTTCCGGTGGTAAGGCTCGTACACAACCGGGTTCTTCAATATCTCCGTAAGGAAATACCAGAAGTCTTCTTTCCCGCGCTCGCGCTTCGCCTCATGGGTCAACACCGCAAACTTCGACCGCGAACGCTCCGCCATCAGCTTCCGCCCAGCCGGACCCAACTCCTCCAATTTCCGAAGCGCCGCACCCATTAGCCAATCACCGCTACGCGAATCGCGCTACGCCACGCTTCCCAATCCCAATAACCTAGGCGCCAACGCCAAACGAAGCCGCGCGTAAAGGCCCACCACAAGTGCGATGCTTTATTTGCAAAACCTAGCTCGCGAAACCGCGGCCACGGTGGGTTATCCGCGGACCCAGCCGGCCGAGTCGCACGGCACCGCACGGGGTTATGAATCCCACGCCGCATACTCGCACTGGAATCCGCGTGTTCGTGTGCATCCTGACACAGAAAATGGTGGCGGGCGTGGGAATCGAACCCAAGTACCCGGCGTATGAAGCCGAGCGTGGAACCAACCACATCACCCGCTATCTTCCTCGTTCCTAAGCTCCAGCTTGGGAACGCACTCTTGAAAAGCTCCGCTTTGGTCTTCTCTTCCCGCTCCCTCACTCCGCCCACCCAAAAGGCTTCTCAACCTTTCCCTTCTTCTTCGCCGGCGCGGGAGCCGCCGCGGGTGGACGATATAGCTCGATCTCTTCGATCGCCGTAAGCAAGCGCCGCAACTGCGGAATGCTCATCTCGCCGACCTCGAGTCCGGCAGCGCCCGCCTCTTCGCGCACGCGCCGCCAATCGAAAACGCCCAGCGATCGCGCGCGAAGCGCAAAATAAACATCGCGCCGCAACTCTTCCGTCGCCAAACGTCCAAGCTCGTCGTTGTTCAAAAAACCGGCGTACTTCGCGCCCTTGTCTACAACGCCCGCGCTCATTGCACCGTACTCGTCGTAAAGTGACCCTGCCCAGGCGCGCCCGCCAAAATCAGATCCGCCTCGCGCATCGCCTCGTCAAGGTCTGTCATCACTACCGCGTTGTCGGGGCGAATCTTGATACCATCCATCTGAATCACGCGATCAAGCAGACTCTCGTACACCTTCGCGTCTTTGCACGCGCGGAACATCGCCCGCGTCTTCCGCTTCACTTCATCCAGCGTCACTGGACGTTCGTCGCCCTCGCATTCCGCCCGCTCTTTGAAGTGGTCCACCAAAGCCTTCACGCCCGCCTGGTTCGCCCCGCGGCTCGCGCGCTTCTTCCGCGTCTCGTCAGCAAGGTCCGGCCAAAGCATCCGCCCCGCCGTTGCCGCAACCCCGTTCGAAACGTACAACGCCTTCGCAAGCTCGATGTTCTCAGGCGACAGATCAGCCACCAGCGCGCAATACGTCGAATCGTTCTCGAAATCCACGCCCGGCATGAAATTCGGCACTGGCTGATATTCCGCCGGCGGAGGACCCGCTATGAGGGGGCTGTTAGTAGTGTCTGACATAGCGGCGTACAAACACCTTTGGTTGCTTAGATGCAAAGAACCGGCCTTGCGCATCACGAGGCTGCTCATGACGCCAACGCTCAACTATGACTTCCGTACGCGCAGGATTCAGCCGCCCGCGAGCGCGCAAACTCTTGCGGCAGCGAGGGCACGTAACTTCATCTGGATTGCCAACACATTCTGTGCCGCGCAGGGTTCGCGGTTTTGTGTAGCACATCGGCATGAGAAAGCCGGGGCGGGTGGTATTAACCCCGAAATGGATTATTTTTTGCATCGCTGGCTCCGGGCTTTGTCCGGCGGGTATGCCGACCCGGAGCGATGCGCTTCACTACGGGCCGACATACCCCGTGGTATCTACGGCCCGATACAAATACAAGATTCTATGTAATCTGTCAATGCTTTATGATATTGACAATCACAATATATTGCGAAGTGGTTGAAAACAAACACCAGATAGGAGGGGAAAACCCCTGAAAGGCAAGACCAACTATGCGGAAAATCCGTTCGCCCGAGTAACTTATGCCGTTTCCATGTCCCTCCGGGACACCATCGCATCCACCGCTGCAACCATCTGAATCGGCACTATCGCCATGGCGCAAAGCCTACATCGCCCCGCATTTACACAATTTGTTACACGTGGAACATCCCGCTCCCAAGCTCCCACAGAACCCGGCAAATCCTCTGTCCCAGGCGTATACCCAAGCCACCAGCCCGGACCATACCCCCAAGAATCCAACGCCGTCCACCCTCGAAACCAATCCTCAAACTCCGAAAGGCGCTCCACGGGAGGGCGCGCGTCCCCGCGCGCTGTCTTCTCCAAGGACTCCATCGCCGCAACGGAAAGGCACGCGTCCCCGCGCGCTGTATTTGTCCACCCCAGCGGCAAACCCAAAAGCAACTCCAGCCAATCCGGATTCAACCGATAACCCGCAAAATTCGCCGCCGCCGTCTCGATCTGCCCCTGCTCGAAGAACAACGCCTGGGTTCCCCTGGGACGCTTCTGTCCCGCATCCGAAGGCAACCGCTTCAGGAACGCCGCCGCCAGCAAAGACAACCCACGCTTGCCGTCCGGAACGCTCAAACCCTGCCGAATACCCGCCGGCGTTACCGTCGGGAAACGCCGAATCTCGCTGTGTCCCCCGGACTCCGCACCCAAAGGCAAACCCTCGCCCTTGCCGCGAACCCACTCCCTACGCGGCCACGTCTGACCCAGCAGACCCATCAGCCGCGCGGACCCCAATAACCCATGACCGTAACCCCGTTTGTGGGGAGCCACAGGCCGCCGCCGGTACGCAATCCCCCTCCGAATCGAAACCGAGATCGGCCAACCGTCCGCAGGCGAGTTCCCGCCATCCGCCGTCCTCGTCCCCCTCCAACACGACGATTCCCGGTCCCACTGCGCAAATCGCGTCGAAGATGTCGGCTCCGCGCTCCTCCAGCCCATCGCCGCCAAAACCGCAGGCCACAACGGCCAGCTGCTTACCCAATCGCGCAAACTCGCCCGCGAATCCCCCTCGAACAAACTCCCCAACAGAACCACAAAACACCCACGCATCGGCGAGACAACCATCCCGGACACGCCCCTCGACAACCGCCGCGCTCTCGGCGTCGTCCTCGACGCACCCGACGACACGCCATCCGAGCAGCGCGCAGGCAAGCGCGGCGGACCCTGCTGTCGAACCGAGACACAACGCATAGACTTCCCCCTTCATGCCCCAAGCATACTGCGCCAAATCCAAAATGTCAACCCTTTTGCACATCGCCTTGGGTACGCCGCTTGCTCTTCAGAGAAAAGAAAAAAAAGCCTATGTCTTCACCTAATACCCCACCTATTGTGCTTTCAGGCACATAGGTGGGTAAGCTCCAGACTACACAAAAGCAATATGATCTTCGTAGTCTAACCTCATCCTCTATACCCTAAAGCAATCCAGTTAACGTCTAATTGCTAATCCAAGTCCTAGGTATAAGACTTCCCTAAAGTATTCTTCAGTAAATCTATATTATCCTAAAGTCTTCTCTTAAAAAACGCAAAAACCGTGCCAACAGCCCAAAAACACCCTCCCCGTGGCGCTTCGCGCCCTCCGCGGCGGACCGGTGGCCGGGGTTCCGCGCACAATTTTTTTCGCCGCCGCGTGGGGCCCGCACGCGAAAGTTTTGCCCGCGCCAGGCAAGCGCCCGCATCGCCGTGGCCCGCCGTGGCGGGGGTTCGCGCGCAAAAAGTTTGCATAGTTCCGCGCAGCGCAAACGCGACACGGCTTTGAAAAACGAGACCCGCTCCACCCTATCAGTGACCAAAAGGGGATGCCCCCAACTGATTCCACGCGATACAATCAGCGCCGCGTGTCCCGCCAGAAAACTGCGCGATACCCGCCGAACTAGGTAACCCCCCTCCCCGGTGCCCTCGTTCGGGTGTTGTGGGGGGGGTATATCAATGCCAATCACGCAATCCCGCGCCCGCTCAACCCGCCCCCCAATCAAAACAAGACGGGCGCGCGCTACCGCGCCGCGCCCAACCTGTCCCCCGCGCAAACCAAAAACAACCCCCTCTTCCGGGACCGTTTACCCGCTATTCCAAACCTTTTCCGGGTCTATTCCTTCCAACGGTTCGGCGGGTATACCCCTGTTTGCCAGCTCTTTCCCCGCAATTCCATACCTATTTACCGCTTAAAATTCCATGCGCTAAACCCCGCGCCCGCTCGCCAAAATAAACCCCTTGACATTCTCTGATTCTATCGCCTATAATCATACCAGACCACGCGGGCAACCGCGACAACCTACAAAGGATCGAAACATGAAACCACTCTACGAAACCTACCGCCCGGCAACTTGGAACGATGTATCAGGACAGGACAAAGCAATCCGGCAATTGCGCGCAATTCAATCCCGCTCGGGATTCGGCGGGCGCGCGTTCTGGTTCACTGGACTGTCTGGCACTGGCAAGACAACGCTCGCCCGTATCGTTGCTAGTGAAATTGCCGATACTGATTACATCCAAGAAATTGACGCCGAAACCCTTACCCCTACGCGCATTGTAGAAATAGAGTATGAGTCCCAATACTTCGCATTCGGCAAAGGCGGGCGCGCAATCATCGTAAACGAATCCCATGGACTCCGTAAGGCAAGCGTTCGCCAATTGCTAGTCACGCTCGAACGCATCCCCGCTCATGTTTGTTGGATATTCACCACAACGATCGAGGGACAGGATACCTTTGAAGATTGCGAGGATTCCGGCCCGCTTATGTCCCGCTGCTTGCCGGTTCATTTGGCCCGCCGTGACTTGGCGAAAGCGTTCGCCGAACGCGCCCGCGTGATTGCGCAGTCCGAAGGTTTAGACGGTCAACCGATAGAGAAATACGTCAAGCTCGCCTATGACTGCAAGCTCAACTTCCGCGCCATGCTTCAATCGATCGAATCGGGAACCATGATTCAATAACTGAAACGCGCAGACCACACAACGCGGGGAATGTTCCCCGCGTTGTGGCGCAAACCCTACAAAGGATCAAGCCATGAAATACTACGGCAAAGCACAAGAAACCGCTCAAATGATTCTAAATGCATTCGAGCAACCCCAAACCTTGCCGGGCGCAATCGCCCCCATGTTTCTCAAAAACGAAAACGGAACCCCATGCCGCAAGTGGTCATGGAGCAATCAACTGCTAGTAGCCCTTGCCGGCACGATGGATGCTCGCGGCATTCGCCAATGGAACGAATGCGGGCGCAGAGTCAAAGCGGGCGCGCGCGCGTTCCAAATTCTCGTTCCTGTCACGATAAAAAAGGCAGAGAATAGCACCGAAACAAGCCCGGAAGTAGACCAGAAAGACAGGGTAGCGGTTATCGGATTCAAGGCCGCGCCCGTGTTTCGCATGGAAGACACGCACGGCGCGCCGCTCGATTACGCCGATCAGAATCAAGCGTTTCTCGACGCACTACCGCTCGCCGAAGTCGCGAAGTCTTGGGGAATCACGGTCAACTCGTTCAGCGGCGAGAAAGCCAACTGCTACGGACTCTTTTCCGCAAACGGTTCAATTGCTCTTGGCGTTAGCAACCTTTCGACGTGGTGTCACGAATTGATTCATGCCGCCGATCACAAGCTCGTAGGACTCAAAGGCGGCCAACGTCTCGATCAGGAAATCGTTGCCGAATTCGGCGGGGCAATCATGCTTAAAATGCTCGGACATGACCACGATTCGGATCTCGGCGGATGCTATTCCTACTGCAAATCCTACGCCGACAAAGAAGGCAAAGCACTCGTTTCCGTCTGTATCGAATTACTGAACCGCACTTGCAACGCCGTCGCGCTCGTCATGGAACACGCCCGCGAAACAAGCGCCCCCGCTGTATAGCGAACTAGACCAAACCCGGCGCGCAAGGTGCGCGCCGGGAAACCCTACAAAGGAATCGAACAATGACCGAAACCCAAGCCAACCAACTGGAACACGACCACAACCTAGCGCCGGAGTATAACCCCGGCCATCCATGGTATTACCTCGACGGATGGGAACCGCTTGCGGTTGACGCCATCGAACCCGCGCGCTGTGACTACTCCCGCGATTGCAAAGTCAAAGACAGGGAAGCGGCAATTGTCGAAGCCACTCGCGACCTTGAAAACGATATCGAACGCTACCTCTCGATTGTCGAAAACGGCGCAGACGCCCTTAGCAACTACGATGTACAATACGCCGCAAACGGAGACCCCGAACTGGCGGTTGCCACCGCCCTCGCACTCAAGCACAACCACATTGCCTACAACAAAGGCTTACTAGTCGCGCTCGAAACCGGGCGCGTCAATCAAATGCTGCTCTTCTAACCAAACAAAAAAGCGCCCGCGGTTGCCGACCAAAGCAACCGCGGGCAAATCCCTACAAGGATACGCCCTTTCGGGCGCAGTTGATTCTATCTGAAACAAGGCGATAAAATCAACGGAAAAGGAGATCAACAATGTCAAGAGGCGGATACCGTGAAGGCGCCGGGCGCAAATCCCGCATCGGAAAGCAGCTCGTAACAAAGCGCAGCATAACCCTCCCCCCCGAATGGTGGGACTACGCCCTCGCCGAACACGTCGGCAACGGCAACGCTTCCGCCGGCGTGCTCGCCGCACTCAAACAACACGCCAACCAAACCGGAAAGAAACGCAAGGCAAAGACAGGGTAGCCCAAAAAAATCATGCGCCGAACCCCGGCGCAACCGCCCCCGGCTATTCCGTTACACGCGCGATAGGAAGAATTCCCTCGTCCAGGATGCCTTTATAACCCGCAATCACACCGTTGCCGACCTGCCCCATCGTCAGAATAATATCCCCGTTTCCATCGAACATCGTCAAATACGGTTCACCATTCGTTATTCCAAACACGCCGCGCACCTTCCCGTTGCCATCCTCAAGCCAAAACCCTTCACCGCGGAATATCCTCGCTTCCGCTTGCGCCGGACTCGAAAGCGAACTCCCAGTCACGCACCCCATCGCAAACACGCACGCACACGCAATAAACCCCTTCCAGAACTGCATCGCTCAACCCTCCGGCCGTAATCGGCTCCCACACTCGCCGCAGTACTTCTTGCCGACTCGCGTCTCAATCTCACCGCACTCCGGGCACGCAACACCTATCCCGGCGCCGCACCAGCAACACCACAAGGGTTGCACGCCACCCTTCCCATTTGGACCAGGCGTCATCTCGTGGCAGCTCGGGCATTCATAGTCGGCTCGCAGCAATAGCACGGTGGGCACGTAAACACTACCCCTCTCCCTCGCCTTTTTTTCCAACTGCTCACGACCGGTTTCCGCCTCCCACTTCTTAATTTGCTCTTGAAACACGGCCATGGTGTTCGGCTGCGGCTCCACCCTGCCCAACTCAAAGTTGGTCACAGTTCCCCCACTCAACCCCATAACGGCCGCCGCCTCCTTCTGAGTCAACCCCAAAAGCTCGCGAATGACCTTGAAACTGGCCCGCATCCGATCGTACTCATCCTGCCAACTCGCCGTATTCATTCCCGTACTCTAACACACAAAACCTATCAAGGCAACACAAATGCTTGATACATAATAGGTTATAAATAATTGCCATAAATAGCCCACAGCATATAGCGGTATTGACAATCACAATATATTGTGCTACGGTATTTAGTATTAGGTTCACGGAGCAATGTGATGACTCAGAATCCAAGCAGCGATATTCACACCCTGCGCAAGCAAATAGGCACTACCATCTGCCAGGCTCGCCGCGCAAAAGCCATGTCCCAGCGCACCCTCTCGACTGCCGCACGCATACACCAGTGCGATCTCTCTCAAATCGAAAACGGCGAAACCTCCCTCGGCCCACACCGCGCCAAACGCATCGCAGAGGCCCTGAACATAGACCCCGACACCATCAACATCAGAAAACTCGCCCCTCAATCCGCCGCGGCTACTGCCCAGCCGATCACCCCGGCGGTTCAGCCGGCCAGCGCGCACTCCCCTCGCCTGGCCGGCCTCCCGAAAACCCAATCCCCCGATAACGCGCCCACAAAATAACAGGCTGCGAACGGGGAACACATAGCCAATGGCAACCCAAAAACGCCATGAAAACCAACAAAACCCACCACTCCCACGAGACAACGACGCGGAGCGCGCCGTGCTAGGCGCATGCCTCCTAAATCCCAACGTCGTAGCTGCCCTCCGCGTCGAGCTGCAGCCCTACGACTTCGCCTCTCGCGCCCACGAAGAAATCTACCGCGCCATGACCGAACTGAACGACCTCGACACACCCGTCGATGCCGTCACCCTCATGTCCCGTCTCGACTCGAAGTCTCTACTCGAAGAAATCGGCGGACCCTCCTACATCGCAGACCTCGCCGGCATAGTCCCCACATCAGCAAACGCAGAACACTACGCCCGCATCGTCCGCGATCGCGCAGACCGCCGCCGCATCATCATGCAAGCGCAGACCACGTTAAACCGCGCGATAACAGACGAAGTACCCGCGCGCGAATTACTCGCAGACCTCCAAACCGCGCTAGACAACATCGCGTTCAGACATCGCAACCGCGCAATTCAATCCGCATCCGAACTCTTCCCCGTCTACGAAAAAATGTTCCAGGACGAGCTGAACGGCGTTGCCCCCATCGGCCTCCGCACCGGCATAGTCTCGCTCGATCGATGGATCCCAACAGGCTTCCAAAAAGACATGACGATCACCATCGGCGCCCGCAGCTCAGACGGCAAATCAACATTCGTCCACAACCTACTCGTAAACATCGGCCTCGAACACGGCCCCGGCCTGCTCTGCTCGATCGAAGAAGACGCACCCCGCGTGCTCAAGCGTATTCACAAGATTCTCGCACCCAACAAAGAATTCATGGACTCGTTCGACAGTCGCGACACCAAAGCCCGCGACATCATCCTCACCAAAACCCTCGGACGCCTCCGCCAACTCCCGATCTACATCGAACACGGCACGCCCTACATCGAAGACCTCCGCTTCAAAATAAAAGCCCACTTTCAAAGACACCCCGAAACAAAGTTCGTCGCCTTCGATTACTTCCAGCTCATCCGCGTACGCGACCAACGCCTCCTCGGGCGCGATCGGTTCGACTACATCCTCGACGAAATCGGCGAGATAAAACGCTACATCCAAGCCCCCGTATTCATCCTCTCCCAATTTCGCAAAGAACAAATCGATCCAAAGAAAGGCCCAAACCTTTCCCTCCTGAAAGAAACCGGACGCATCGAAAACGACTCCGACATCATCTTCCTGCTCTTCGATTCAAACCGTGGCGACGACACAAACAACGCCGACCAAAAATCATTCAAGCCTGTAACTGAGTTACATGTGGACATAGCCAAAAATCGCGACTTCCGCCCAATGAAAATGCGCCTCATGTGGCACAAGCCCCAGTATCTGATCCTCTCCCCAGGCCAAGCCCGAAACGACGCATTCACAAACGACCAGGCAACCCTCTCCTTCGAGCAACCAACCCCACGTCAACCCGGCGAAGACGCCGAACAAAGAACCCCCGACGAAGAAGCGGCACGCCTCAAAGCCCTAAACACCATCGAAGAACCACCCTTCTAACCGACCAAAGGAGACACTGATGATCACCCTCAAACGCCCCGAACTACTCCAAACCGCGACACTAACCCAAGGCAGCCACAAAGCCGGGGAAGGCACCTGCGCCCGCGAACTCCTGCACCTCGCCGTCACAGGTAAGCACGCAGACGCCACGCCCGACTGTCTCACCGCCTGCCTCGCCATCCTGCCAACGCTCAACGATGGCCCCTGGCGCGACGATGCGCACCGCACGCAAACGCTCCTGCCCTACTTGCCGAAACTTGCACAACTCGAACGCGACGAAACCAAAGACCAGCAACGCGCCTATCGCCTCGCCGATATCGCCTGCCGAGTAATCCTCCCCGAAACACTCGACACGATCGGACTCTCGGACCACGCAAAAAAATTACGCGATCTAACCCCTATCAACGACCGCGCGCCCGCCGCCGATGCCGCCAGTGCCGCCGCCGATGCCGCCAGTGCCGCCGCCGATGCCGCC